GTTAAAGAGGTTAATGAAGAAGTTGATGTTACTTACAGAGTATATAAAGGACAGGCTGAATATGATTTATATACTAATAAAACTGGTGAACCATTAAAATCTGGTACCTCAGACACACCATTTAAACTAAGTGTAGATATTTTAGATAATTCTGGTGATGTTAAATGGGCGGCTGGTACTAAATATAAAGAATGGACAGCAAAACGGGGACATTTAAATATTACACCAAACAGTGATGGGAAGTGGAATTTAATAACACCAATGATATTGGAAGAAAATGGATACACCCCCACAAGTGGTTATAAAAAACTTACCAGTAAGTTTGATTTAAATAGGTATAGAAGTAAGGAAGCACAACAAATGGTTGTTAATTCCGCTCGAAGAGATTACGCGGGTAATAATTACATTGGTGATAGAAGTATAGAAGCACAAGTTAAAATATCGGAAGACATACCAGGTTTGTTCACCACATCCCCAACAGCATCAGGACCAAAACCAAATGATGGGTTTTACTATCGTTACGAAGGTTCTTACAAAGTGTTTAATGACGGTTCTTACGTAGTTTATAGAAAAGGTTATTACAGATACCCTTCTGAAACTACGGTAGACGATTTCAGATTTGTTGGGGTTGAAGCTAAAAAACCTAGAAGGGTTCTGGTAGACCTAAAAGACTTATCCCCAGAAGACGCTATTAGGTTAGGCCTTAAATCACAAATTGATGGGGATTCCACCACTGAGACCGAATTTAATACTGATATACTAAATTTAGTTAAAAGTGAATATACTTTGTTAAATGACCCAGAAGTAGATCAAGACAGTTACAACAGTTCTGTAACAAAAAGATTACAAAGAAGAAGTTCTTATAAAGGTTATTTAAGGGGTTACCTACCGATGGGACCAGAAATATGGTTTATGCCAACAGAGGTTAAAAAAATATTTATAAAAGAATTTGAAGATTATGTGGGTGATATGAATGATTGGGTTGAACCAGGTGATAGTACAGATAATTTTGATTACGCTCTAAAAACGATTGACCCATTAAATTTCCCTACTTATAAAAACAATAATAAATTTGGTGTTTTTAAAAATGAAATTATATACCCAACAGCTTTTGAAGAAATAGGTACTGTTGGTACTGATGCACCATCAGTATTAAGGTTAAGTACAAATTCAACGAGAAACGCTTATGAGGATGGAATAAAATTGGATGGTAATAAAATGCCTGAAATCCCCCAACCATTACTAGACTTTTTTAATTTATTTGACGTAAATGAAGCTATAACACCAATTAGAGCTATTAGACCACTCTATAAATCTCCTGGAAATTCAAGTGATTTTTTCCTTGATAAAGAATCTACATTATTCCCAAAATTATATAAATACATTGAACAGAAAACTAAGATAAATATTAGTAAAGATGGGGGTCAAGCTATCGGTAATGAAAAACTATTAAACGTATATAAATCTTTATTCGGTTCTTACTATTTTGTCACTTCTACCACACCTAGAACTTTTTGGGGTGAGTTTCCCCTACAAGAAATAGATGGTGAGATGGTAGAAACCACACATGATTATTTCACCTTTAATAAAAGGGAAATGTTCGCTTTCTTAAAAGGATTTATACAAGAATTGTCATCACCAGAAATTAAAGGAGCTTTTGAAAAGGGGTTGAAAGATAGTTACCTTGACGAATTAAATGGTGAGGTTTTAGGTGCAGGACAAGATGATGATATTAGGTTATCTATTTACAGGTCACTTAAAACATTATACGATAAATACATTTCTGGTTCTGCCGCTGGTAAGACAAATGGACAGGGTGAGGATAAAACAAGAATGTTTTATAACCCAATAGGTAAAAATAGATTATTTATCGACCATTTTGTTTTCCTTAATAGAGTAAACGCTGACATCGGAGATGCGGCTTTAGTTAAATTAGAAACAGTAAACAACCTTTTCCAAAACACACAAAATAGTATTTTTGAAGTTTCATCAGATATTTTAACTAGTAGTAATTTCTTATTTTTACCACTACCTGGTTACGTAGATTTAAGTGCTGGTTTAACTAAAGAGGCGGTTGATAGAAATACTGAGTACCCTAACTTTGCGGCTGAACAAGCTAATAATATGTTTAGACCTATATCAGACCAAGGAACATTTAGTGATATAGATAGTAAGTTAGGTTCACCAATGTGGTACTCTATGTATATAGGTGGTGTGTCTAGACAATTAAAATTAAAAAATGATGACAATCAACCTGGATGTTTAACAGAACTAAATATTAATGGTAAAAAAGAACAATCAGATGATGGTTTCTTATTGAGTCCGTCACCAAGTTCAAAACCAGCTCCACCTGATTTTACCAGTACAAGTACACCAGACAATAGTTTAACTAATAGTAATTCCACCTCAAAAGGTATTACCGCTTTTAAAGTTAGGTTTGGTGCACAAAACCAAAGTCACTTTACTGGTATAAATTTAGATCAACTAGAATTTCAAGATACTAATGAAAGTATTGTAGCAACAGAAAATATCGCTAGAAGAGCCGCTGACGGTGGTGCTGGTGGTTTTATCGCTAAAGGACAAGATTTATACCAAATTTTCTTAAATAGAAGTTATACAGCTAAAGTAGAATCAATGGGTAACGCAATGATTCAACCATTTCAATACTTTCAATTGGAAAACGTACCGATGTTCTTTGGTAGTTATCTTATAACTAAGGTTTCTCATAACGTTAGACCTAACCATATGAAAACTAGTTTTGAGGGTGTGAGAATGAGTCACGCGACAGTACCCGTTGTGGAGGACTTTATTTCTACGTTTAATATTAAACCTTCTAAAGAAGGTGCTAAAAGAAAATCTTTAAAGGGTACTGGTGGTAATTCTAACAAAGCTAGTGGTGGCGGATCTAGTTCATCATCAAGTTCGACAACAGGAGCAAAGTCAGTTAGTGGTTTATACTACCCAATAGAAATAGCGACAACCAATGTAACAGATCTATCAGGTAACACAAAAAATATAACCAAAAAAATAAGAGAAGGTTTAGTAGCTAGAGGATTTAACCTAAAACAAATATTAACAAGTAATTCAAAGTACAAAGGAAGAGCATTAAAAGATGGTACTTTTTATAATGAAACCCAAACTGTAAACGCACCAGCAAAAGGAAATCCTGTTCAATACCCTAAGTACTCAGGAACCGATGAAAGAGGACCCAAAGGTATTCAAATACACTGGACAGCTGGATATACAACCAAATCCGCTATCAATACTTTAGGTAGTAAAGGTTTAGCGTATAGTATATTAATTGGGGAAGACGGTCCCGCTTATCAGATTTCTAATTTAGAAAGGTCAACCTACCATGCAGGGTGTACATCTAATTGTCCAAGATGTAAGGGTGGTATGAATCAAAAAGCTTTAGGGATATCCTATGTGGGAGGAATTGAGGCCGGTTCTAAAGTATCTAGAAACGCTGGTTACTTAAGAACTTGGGAAGATTGGAAAACGGAGGAAAAAATAGTACCTTGGTGTCCAAATGGTACGATATGGAATTCAGAAGGAATCACTAGTTGTTCCGATAAAGAAGTGACTTCTGGAAAACATAAACCATCTGCTAAAGGAGAGGTTTTTAGACCTAAAGACCAATGGGAGTCCTTAGTAGATTCTATATTAATGATGAAGGTTAAGTACCCTAGAATGCAGTGGCTCACTGGACACAATTTTACTTGTAGTGGTAAATCAGATCCTGGTTTAGGTTTTCCATGGGATAAATTAATTAGGGATTTAAAGGCTAGAGGTTGGAACGAAACAGATGCTGATGACGACCCATTCGTTGTTACTGAATGGCCTAATGACAATCCAGGTGGTCCAAAATCAAAGGGTGATACATCTAAGGGTATAGTTGAAACTCAAAAGAAAAGATTTGATGAGGTCATAGCAGAATTTGAAACTGCTGGTATAGAAAATGGTGCTGAAGCAAATGAATATGATATGGATGACGTTTTAATAACACAACAAGAATCAGCAAATGATGCGGAAGCCGGTCAAACAGTTGATGAATTGGGTTGTAGAATATTAAATGGACCATTTAAGTATGGACCTAATAACACTGGTAAAGGTTTAATAGAAGATTTAGGTTTAACAAAAGAACAAGTGGCAGGTGTTGTTGGTAACTTAAGAGCTGAATCAGGGTTGGTACCAGATAGAATACAAGGGTCTGGTACTAAAACAGGTCTTATCAGTGAGGCTGTGAATAAAAATAATGAGTCATTAGGTTATGGTTGGGCTCAGTGGACCTTCCCTAAATTAAAAGAAGATTTTATTGAGAGTGCGGAAGCGGTGGGAGTTGATTTAACTAAAACACCAGCTGATATAGATATTAATTATAAGTATTTGGTTGAGTTCATACAATCAAGTGGTAATTTAACTATTGATAAAACTAAATATGGTAATATAGCAACTGAGTTAGGAATAGATAAATGTGGTGGTTCAGAAGGACTCAAAAAAACAAAAACAGTAAGAGAAGCTACAGTTTATTTCTTAGGTTGTTATGAGAGAGCAGAAGTTCAAGATGAAAAAGAAATATTAAAAAGAACAAACTTCGCCAATGAGATTTATCAAACGTGTGAATCTTCAAACGTCACAACTCAAAATGATGATACTGAAACCGTAGTTGAAAATGGTGTTATAGTACATTCTAATGTTAAAAACTTAAATGAGGCATTAGGTATAGAAGGTCCTTACACAGCTAATTACCCACCACCTGCTGCAGCTACTGATAATGATGCGAGCCCTGGAATACCACAAAGTGTAATAGATGACTTAGTTTTATTAAATGTTGAATACATCAATTACAATGGAGAAGAATGTAGAGGACAAATAGTCACTTTCAAAAAGGGTGAGGAAGCTATGAAAAAAGTGTTTAAAAAACTTAAAGAAATTGGATACCCAATCGAAAGATGTGATTTACCAGTAAAATACAATTGGAATGATGAAAAAATGATGAAGAAAAATATAACTAATGGTTTTAATTATAGAGTAATAACAGGTGGTTCCAATATAAGTCCACACGGTAATAGGCCTACGTTAGACCTAAACCCATTGTGGAACCCATACATAAGCCCAGCTTATATAAATGATGATAAAAGCCAAGGATTATCATCTGGACCCTATAAAGAATTAACACCACCAAACACACCTTATAAAACTGTGGAGAGTTGGTTTAAAAATGAACCTGATCCTACACTTGCATTGGAAGCAGTTAAGGGTGCTAGTTCCAACTCTAGTAACGGAGCAGTAAAAGCATCAAAGATGAATGTTATTGATAAGTCTTGGATACCAAATAATGAAGAAATAACAATAACAGGTGATAATGCAGTAGGTAAAAAATCAAAAGTGGTACAAGCGTTTAAAGAAAGTGGGTTTAACCGTTGGGGTGGTTTATGGAAAAGTGAAATAGATGGACAACACTTTGAAATAACACCTTATAATAATACAAACTTATAACATAGATTATTGATTAGTTTATAAATTTTACTATATTTGTTATAATGATAAAAGTCATAACAAATAATAGAGAGGAAGTTGAAAGGTATTTAGATTCTAACTTCTCCTTCGAAAATGGATTCATCACAGTTTATATAGGTTGGGATTTAGCAAAAGAAAATGGAGCTTCTATCTTAAAACACAAAATAGATGAAAATACTTATTGGACGTTTCTACCAATGGAAAAAAGAAAAGTGTTTTTAGAATCGTTAGAAGAATTCAAAGAAATTGTTTTTAATAAGATTAAAAGTGAAATAAAATTTCACAATATAAACCCACTAGATTATAATTCAAAAGAAGACATACTCTCTTTTATTTTAGATACACTTACCGATTTTATTGGATATTTATATAAAGAAAAAATCTATTTTTATAGAAACAAAGAAGTTTATCATTTGGATTTAGGTTTTTTAGATTTTATGTCTTGGGACATAATTGATGAGATTACAGATAAATTAGATATTAAACAACTACAAACAAACAAGATAAAATATCTGGAAACAAAACATATACCATATCTAATAGATGCAGAAAAAAACAATATTATTAGCAGCCTTTGTTGACCCTTTTTATTTAGAAAAATTCCTAAATATGTTAGAAAGAAAACACTCCATAAAAAGAGAGAGTGTTTTTATGTTTAACACAGAGGGTGAAGATCTAATACTTACTTTTAAAATATTTTTAAATATTGGGGAAAGAATAGATATTAGAAAAGAATTCAGAAGAACTTTACAAGTACACAAAAAGGGTAAAACATTTTTTACAATTAACGCTTTAAACAGATTGATTGAGAGAGATTTTAATTTAACACCTGGTAACATAGATTATAAAAGTCATGAAGTAGAGTGGAATAAATACGAAGATAAATTTATTATACTCAAAAATGATGTGTTAGATATTTTAGATATTAAAAGAAAGATTATAGAATAACGGCATATTTATAAGAAAAACTAGTTATGGAAAATACTAACAAGAATAAAGAAAAAGAACTTAATAACAGTCTAAACAAATTTTTAAATAAAGATAAGAATTGTGAAGGTGAAGAGTGTTTAATTAAAGATAATGACGAACTAGTTCAAAGAGAACATAAAAAAATCATCACCAATGATGGTAGACAATTATTAAGTGAATATACAAGATAAAATGGAAAAGAAGAATTTAAACGAAGATTTAGAAAGATTTAATAACCTTATAGGTTATAACCCATCGGAAGGTAATGTAGTGGTTGAAGCTAAAACTAGAAGAACTTATCTACAAGAAGAGGAACCAGAGTCTGAAGAAGCACCAGCTGAAGAAGAAGAAATTACTGGGGCTGATTTTGATTTTGGCGATGAGGGTTCTCCAGAGGGTGAAGAAGCACCAGCTGAAGAAGCACCAGCTGAAGAAGCACCAGCTGAAGAAGAATCAACAGAAGATGAATTTGGGACTGCGGATGAATTTACTGCGGCTGATGAATTAGAGGATGAAGGTGAGGTTGAGGAAATTGACGTTACAGCAATCGTTGGTAAATCAGAAGAGGCTAAAGATTTAGCACAAAAAGCGGTAACAGTGGGTGAAAAAAATACAGAATTTTTACAATCTTTAACAGACAAACTAAGTAACTTAGAATCTAGTTTATCTAAAATGGATACGATAGCGACTAAAATAAATAAGTTAGAACAAAATGTTAAGACACCAGAAGAAAAATTAGAGTTAAGATCTTTAGATAGTTACCCATTTAATGTTAACTTAAGTGACTATTGGGAAGAGAAAGCTAATAAAGATAAAAACTACAGAATCTCTAGTGGTGAGGAGAATTCAAACGGAGAACAAAAAGAATATGTCATCAAACCAGAGGACATAGAAAACTTTAATGACAATGATATTGAAAAATCATTTAGTCCAGAAAGTAACTAAAATAACATAAAATATTTTTAAATTAATGGGGATTTTGTCCCCATTTTTTGTTTTTACGGCTTTACTTTGAAACATATTTGTATTATAATTAGAACAATTAAATAAATTAATAACAAATAAAAAAAGTAAAATTATGAGTGTACTCGATGCGATTGCGAAACAGTATGAAAAAAACAAAACTGGTGGGAATACTGGTGGAAATTCATACGAACAAGATTGGAGCAAATACTTTGCTGTAAGATTAGAAGATGGAATTGATAGTGGTGAGTCAACAATTAGGATTATGCCTCCTAAAGAAAATGTTCACCCACTAATCAAAGAAGAAAATACACCGTTTGATGAAGGCCATTGGCATTCAGTTAAAGTTGGTGGTAAATGGAGAAAAATTTATTGTAGAAAACACAACGATGGTGAACACTGTCCTTTGTGTGAAGTTTCTGACGAACTATTCAAGTCTTGGAAAGAAACTGGAAACAAAGCTGATAAAGAATTAGCTACTCAGTATTCAGCTAAAAAATTCTATTTAGCTAGATTGATTGATAGAAGTAAGGAAGGTGATGGTGTTAAATTTTGGAGATTCCCACACAACTATAAAGGTGAAGGAGCTTTAGATAAAATCATTCCTTTGTTCACTAAAAGAGGAGATGTTACAGACCCAAGAGAAGGTCGTGACCTTACTCTAATCCTAGGTAGAGATAATAAGGGTTATGCTAAAATAACTTCTATTATGGGTGAAGATGTTGATGTTTTAACTGACCCAAAGTCAGAAAAAGCTAAAATATGGATGACTGATGACACTAGTTGGAAAGATATCTATAAAGCACAACCTTTAGATTATGTACAATTAATCGCAGATGGTGAAACACCACAATGGGATAAAGGGTTAAGTAAGTTTGTCGCTAAAGGAGCAGATGGTGATTCAGAAACTTCAATGAGAGCAACAACTACTACTGTAACAAGTACACCAACTACAGATACTACAGATACTACATTTAGTTCATCAAACGATGATGACGAACAACCATTCTAAAAAATAAAATAAATGGCTAAAAAAGCAGCAATTAAGAAAAAAACTTTCGATATGGATTCTTTATCTGATAAATTCAGTAGTAAGACTAAATATAAGAAAGATAGATTTATTGACTTAGGCGAGGTATTCCAGAAAGCAACTGGAGTACCTGGTCCCGCCATAGGTCATTTGAATGTCTTTTTAGGACATTCAGACACAGGTAAAACCACAGCTTTAATTAAAGCAGCTACGTGGTGTCAGAAAAATGATATACTACCAGTGTTTATTATAACAGAAAAGAAATGGAGTTTTTCTCACGCTCAACTAATGGGTTTTGATTGTGAAGAGGTATCCCCAGGGGACTGGAAAGGTTTCTTTTTGTTTAAAGATGATTTCGATTATATAGAACAAATAACAGACTATATTAATGAGGTCTTAGACGCACAAGAAAAAGAAATCCAAAAAGACATTTGTTTTCTTTGGGATTCTGTTGGGTCTATTCCTTGTAAGATGACATACGATGGTAAGGGTGGTAAGATGCATAACGCATCAGTACTAGCCGATAAAATTGGAATGGGTCTAAATGGTAGAATTACAGGTTCTAGAAAAGAAACATCCCCTCACACCAATACAATTGTATTTGTTAATCAACCATGGGTTGAGTTACCAGACAATCCATTTGGTCAACCTAAAATTAAGATGAAAGGTGGAGAAGCTATTTTCTTAAATAGTACACTTATTTTCTTATTCGGTAACCAAAAGAATGCTGGTACCAATAAACTAAATGCGGTTAAAGGTGGTAGAAAAATCAATTACGCTACAAGGTCAAAGATTTCAATCTTAAAGAACCACGTTAATGGTATAGGATACCAAGACGGTAAAGTAATTGTAACACCACATGATTTCATTGAAGACAATAAAGCAGCAGAAACTTCCTACAAAGAAGAGTACGCTGATTATTGGATGGATATGTTTATTAAAAGTGGTTTAGAGGAATTAGATGAGAATGACACATCATTTGAGACCGAAACAGTAAAAGACAATATTGAAGGTTTAGCTTAATACACACAATGAGAATAGATTATAATAGGTTATTGGAATTAAATAAAAACGCTTTGGTTGATGATGGGAAAATTCAGATGAATGCTTACTATGTGATTCAAATCACAATAGAAAGATTTATCAACGGAGAACATATAACCCAAGAAGCTAAAAATTTATTAATAGAATTGGGTGTACTAATACAAACCGAAGAAGATATTGCGAGAGAACAGATTGTTGGACCATTTAATTTTAGCCAGCATGGGACTCAAAACGCCTAAAGGGAAACCTAAGAGCACAAAAACACTTATTGTCGATGGTAACGTTCTTATGAAACGTTCATACAACGGAGCTAAGAACGTTTACCATAAAGACAAACATATAGGAGGTATATCAGCTTTCTATAGTATCTTACGTAAAATAGTTGTAGAACATAAAGTAGATAAGTTAGTTATCACATGGGATGGAGAACGTGGTGGTACTTTAAGGTTAGATTATTACCCAGAGTACAAAGAAAATAGACCAAAGTTCTTTGATAAAGAATATGAGTTACAAAAACTAAGAGTCAAACAATACGCAGAAGATCTTTTTATTAGACAATACGAACATCCAGATGTAGAGTCTGATGATTTGATAGCATATTATTGTTTAAACAGACTTAAAAGAGAGGATGTGATGATTTATACTAGTGATAGAGACATGTGTCAACTAATAAATGAAAATGTGACAATATTCTTAGCAGATAAAAAGGTTGAAGTTGGTATCGGTAATTATAAATGGTACTTCCAACACCACTATGAAAATGCTGGTTTGATAAAGTTAATAGAGGGTTGTTCAACTGATAATATAAAGGGTATTGATGGTGTAACTGAAAACACACTACTAAACCACTTCCCAAAGTTAAAACAAAGTAAGATGAGTTTAGAAGAGATTTTTGAGGAGAGTAAACAAATTCAAGAATCTAGGGGTAAAAAACCATTTAAAGTAATAGACAATATTTTAAATGGTGTCACTAAAGGTAGTCAAAAAGGATCTTTCTATGAGATAAATAAAAAAATAATAGATTTAAATGAACCTTTATTACCAGAAGAGGCTAGACAATCAATAAAAAGTTTAATAAATTTACCGTTAGACCCAGAAGGTAGAAAGTATAAAAACGTACTTAAAATGATGATAGAAGATGGAGTCATCAATGTTTTACCTGGTGGTGAAAACGGATATCTAAATTTTATGGAACCATTTATTAGATTATCAAAAAAAGAAAAAACAAAATTTAAGAAAAAAATCAATTAAAAAAAGAAGAGAAATGAAGAAGTGTGAATTTATTTTATACATTAACAAAAACATTATTTGTCAGAGGTACTTTAATGTAAAAGGGTTTAATAAGAAATCTATCAGTTCGTTTGAAATGTACGAATGTATAACAGACGTAGTAGATTTAATTAATAGAGACTTAAAGAAAAAGTCTAAAGATTATTTATGGAGGTCTTATAACCCCTATAAAGAACAAAAACAAGAAGATATAATCAGAGAAGATGTTTTCGAAAATGAAGATATTTTTGACTTAGAAATTAAAGTCGATGATAGAGTAGTTGCAGCCAAACAATTCACTGGAAATTTCTACCAACAAAGGATAAGATATTCAGTAGATATTAGAAAAATGATACCAAAGATCATATCTATAATCACTGAAACCCTATCTAGAGAAAATTTAAATGTGGAATATGGTTCAATCAAATTGAACTGATTATTTATTATTAAATAGTTTACAGAATGAGTGATAAAAAAGTTACGTTAGGATATCTAGGTTACAAATTCCAAACAGAACTCATAAATCAAATACTACATCCAGCTAATAAAAAATTCGCTGATAGAATAATTGATATTTTAGATACAAGTTATTTTGACAATGAATATTTTAGACTTATAATAGCTACAGTAAGAGATTATTTTGAGAGGTTTGAGAAAATACCTAATTGGGATACCTTAGAAACAATTTTAAAAGTTGAAATTAAAGAAAAAATCACACAAGATTATGTTTTTGAAATCACTAAAGAAATTAGGAAGTTAGAAGTAGAAGATTGGGAGTACGTTCAAATGGAGTCCCTAAACTTTTGTAGACAACAAGAACTAAAGAAGGCCAATGACAAAATATCAACCATTATAGATAATGGTGAGTTTGGTCGTTACGAAGAATGTGCTGAAATCATGAAAGAAGCTCTATCAGTTGGAGCTGAAAAAGATGATGGTACATCTATTAGTGAAGGATGGGATACTGTTTTAGAAGAAGACTTTAGACACCCAGTTCCTACGGGAATAAGTGGTATTGATGAATTAACCGATGGTGGTCTGTCTAGAGGTGAGTTAGGGGTTGTGTTAGCACCTTATGGTGTTGGTAAAACCACAATACTTACTAAAATTGCTAATTCAGCTTATAATGTAGGTTATAATGTTTTACAAATTGTTTTTGAGGACATACCAGATGTAATCAAAAGGAAACACGCTTCATGTTGGAGTGGGATTGAACTTAATTCTTTATCTGATGATAAAGAAGCGGTGATAAATGTGATTAAAGAAAAAACAGAAGGTGTTGAAAATGATTTAATTATCAGAAAATTTACATCAGAAGGTGTTACTGTTAATCATATTAAATCCTACATCAGACATCTAATATCTACTGGTTTTCAACCAGATATGGTTGTATTAGACTATATCGATTGTGTTGAGTCTACTAGAAGGTATAATGATGAATGGTCAGGTGAAGGTAATGTTATGAGAGCTTTTGAATCTATGTTAGCAGAGTACAATCTAGTGGGTTGGACAGCTGTACAAGGAAACAGAAGTTCAGTTTCAGCTGATGTGGTTACTGGTGACCAAATGGGTGGCTCCATAAAAAAGGCACAAATAGGACATTTTATAATGTCAATCGCTAGAACACTCTCTCAAAAGGAGGGTAATAGAGCAACAATAGCGGTTTTAAAATCAAGATTCGGAAAAGATGGTGTTATCTTTGAAGATTGTACATTTGATAACGGTAGGGTTTATATAGATACTGAAAGTTCAGAAACTTTTTTAGGGTATGAAAGGAAAGTGGTAGAAAGAAAAGAAGAAAACGCTAAAGAAAGGTTAAAAATGGCAAAGGTTAGGAGAGAGAAAAGAGATGCTGAACTTGATTAAAAATTAATAACGAAATTTAAAAATTAAAAAAAAATGGAATTATCAAAACAAATTCTATCAGACATAACTGTCTACATGAAATACGCTAAGTTTCTCCCAAAGAAACAAAGAAGAGAAACTTGGGAAGAACTAGTTACTAGAAATAAGAAAATGCATCAAAAGAAATATCCTAAACTAAAGAAAGAGATTGAGGATGTTTACAAATATGTTTACGATAAAAAGGTTTTACCTTCTATGAGGTCTTTACAATTTGGGGGTAAGCCAATTGAAATATCACCAAATAGAGTTTATAACTGTGCATACCTACCAATAGACCATATTGATTCTTTCTCTGAAACAATGTTTTTATTGTTAGGTGGGACAGGTGTTGGTTATTCAGTACAGAAACACCATGTTGAGAAATTACCAGAAGTTAGAAAACCAAA